CTTGTGGCAAGCTCTACGCTGGTTTGAGCGCCATGCACCCGCAAGCTTGTAAGCACTGCTATTTGGTCAATGCTGAGGCTTTCCACTTTATTGCTGTAATCTATATCGCAAGGCAGCGCTGGGCGGCGTCCTGCTTTGACCTGCGCTCTTTCCCACGCCAGCCACGCTTCGCCTATTTCTGCTTCTGTCATTTGCGTTTCCCTTTCTTCATGTTTTGCAATTCAAGCTTTCGGGTGATCAGCATTTGGCGCTGGCTTTCATTCCACCGGGTGAGCTGCGGAGCGTTTAGAATTTTCCTGCGATTGGCTAAGCCTTCCAACTCAGCAAGACAGGTGATTTCTTCCAGCAAAGATTGAAATTCTTTTTCACCAAGTAATGAATAATCTTTCCATTTCTCCGGGCAGGTCTTGAGGACAGGACAACCCGTGTCTAGAGACACGGGGTTTGTCCTGAGTGACCTTATAGTGACCCGTGTTTGTCCTAGGTCTGTCCTGAGTTTGTCCTGAGCTTTTATAAACCATTGTTTTTGCTTAACTTTCTCAGGACAAAACTCAGGACACGAGGACAAACCCTCAGGACAGCCGGGACAACCCCTTTTTATTTTGTCCTGAGCGTGTCCTGGGGCCATTTTCACGCCACCACCACAGCACCGCCGCGCTGGGCCAAAACACCCTCGTCGATCAGCTTTTTGATGTATCTATTTGCTGTCCTTTGAGAGCATTCCAGCTCCAGCCCAACAGCTTCTTTTAGGTCTGCTCTTTGCGCTTCCCCGAACGCATCCACCGTGTTGATCTGGTCAATTATTACCTGCCGAATGTAATCCGGGTCTTTCTTGCTGCGTGGTTTGTCTGGCGTATATTCCAGCACGAGCGAGCTAGTTTCATCCCCGTTTGGCGTTACCAACTCGACTGGCATTTTGAGAAACGCCATTGCCTCTGGCTCTTCGGCGTCCTTCATTTTGGTGCTTTCTATTAGCACCATATTATCGCCCCATGTGCCAACCTTGAACTCAGCGTCCAGCGCCCCGTAAAGCACTGAGCTACCCCTAGCCCTGTTTTGATTGCCATGCCCGGTGTGATGCACGATTAGCACGGTGCAGTTATATTGCTGCTTTATGCTGTCTAATGCCTTTATGTATTCCCCGACTCGCTCTGAGCTATTTTCATCGCCAATCATGGTTCTTGCTAATGTATCCAGCACGATAAGCTTTGGCTTGCCAATGCTATCAGCTATGCTTTGCAGTTCTTGCTGCAAGTCTTCGGCGTCTGTTTCGTCATTCATTATGACTGCTGAGTTAGACTTATAGAACGGCACCTCATCCAAGCTTACATCGTTGACCTTTGACCAAGCTGCGACCCGTCTTGCAAAGCCTGCATGGCCCTCGCCAGCGATGTACAGCACCAGCCCTTGCTCAACTTCCTTGCCATGCCATGCTTTGCCTGCTGCAATACACATTGCCATATCCAGCACAGCGAATGTTTTGCCTGCGCCGGGCGATCCAAAGCACATCGTTAGCGCCTCTTGCTCAAGCATCCCCTCGATAAGCCACGCTGGCGGCTTCATCTCTATGTCGGACACATGCGTAAACAGCTTTGCCGGGGTTTTGGCTCCGCGCAGCCCTTGCCTTACCGCTGCTGCACCTAAGGCTGCATGTATGTCGTTCCAGTCTGCTCCTTTTGTGCCGGGCGCTGCATATGGTTTACCTGTGGCTTTAGCTGCTTTTATGCCCGGCTCGTCATTATCTGCGGCTATGACCAATTCCAGCTTTGGGAAGGCTTCTTGCAGCGCTTCGCACACCTTTGGCAGGTTGCCAGCGTCTAGTGCAAATATAGCTGCGCATTGTTCTGCTTGTTCATCTTCTTGGTGCGCCATGTAAACGCTACAGGCTGTGGCCCAGCCCTCGCATATGTACGCTTTTCCGTGCGTTATTTTTCCGCACACGCCAAAGGCACCATCTTTAGCTAGGCCTGTGGAAAAGCGCTTTTGTCCATCCGGGCTTATTCTTTGGTGGCCAACTTTTTCGCGTTGCGCGTTAAACAGGGGCACGACCACCGTATTGCCATCCAGCACAGCGCCGTGCAGCTCTACACCTTTTCTGATGTGATAGGGTGCGTCATCCTCAAACCAATCTTGATTATTAGGCACTTCTCGTTCCCTCAACTGCACAATATTATCTTTGCTGGGCCATAGACCCATGCTGGTTAGTGCTTTTTGTATTTCAGCGAAGTCGTTGCACTGTCGGCAATGCACTCTGACTTCGCTTTTATATTCGCTTATCCAGAAGCGATCCTTGCCGCCGCAATTCGGGCAGGCACCATGCCATTCCCCAACTGCAAGCTTTTTAAGCTCAAGCTGGTTAATGATGGCCTGCCCGTATTGCGACCAATATGCGGCTGGAAAGTCAGGCATTCGTTAAAACGGTATTTCATCATCGAAGCTGTCAGCCGCACTTGGCGCAGCCTTGGCTTCGCTTGCGGTTAAACCGAATGGATCATCATTTGCTGGGGCAGGGGCGCTGCCATCGCTGAATGGGTCAGCCATGATGCGCTCTTTTAGCTCTACCCATTTAATAGCTTCCGGGCGCAGCGTTACGCCTGACTTGCCAGCGTATTTCCAAGGCTTGACGCCAACCATAGCGTGAACTTTTGATCCGCTTGTTAGCTGAAAATCGTCAGCACAAGGTTGGCCTTTATCGTCAAACTGCTTTGGCTTGCTGTTGGCCTCACCGTATGTCTTTTTGGTGAGCTTAACGATGTAGCACCCGCTTTCATCTTTCTTGAAAATATCGTCCAGCCCTTTTGGCGACCATGCTGGCCAATCGGCTTGTGCTTTGCTTTTGAAGGCATCCACCATAACCTTGGCCAGCTCTTTAGCCTGCTCTGGCTGAACAATTAGGTTGACCTCATATTTACCATCCGGGTCGGTAGCTTCGGTCGGCACTGATCTGTTTTGCGCCGGGTCAAACTTATATGGCCTGTCAAGTTTTGGCCAAAGTGCGTCTACGTTTAACAACTTGTGTTGCATTTGTTTTCTCCTGTGGTTTTTGATTAAGCGCGAGCTGCGCCAAGGTCTTCTAAAACGCTTTGAACCATGTTCTTGGCGTCTTCTTTGAAGCTGGGTGTGATGCGGATTGATTTGGTGGGTTTGTTGAAGTGTAAAAACGCAAACAACCCGCGAATAAAAAAGTCGTTATCCAATGATCTACCGCTTGTTATAATTGGCCGATCTAATTCGTTAAGCTGGCGGTAAAGCGCCGCAAAAACCTTAGGCCAATCTGTCAGCGCATCTTCGTTTAGGCTTTTGTACGCGCTGATTGCTTTCTCTTTGCTGACTGAGTTGCTTAGCACCGCAACGCAAAAGGCAGCACGAAATGCCGTGTGCTTCCATGTTTTGCTGCTAGGCTTGATTTCGTTATGCAAGATGCGCAACAGGCTTCCCATTTCACTGTTCAGCAATATTTGCACATCTTCTGGTGATGCTTTGTTTATGCCTATTCCAGCGCGTAGCAAGAAGTTGATTGGCAAAATAATGCGACGATCTTCATGCAAAATATCCGCTACACTTCTAGCAGCACCTTGGTCTAGCACGGTAAATATTTCTTGCTGGCTTTCATCAGGAATTATGGCGACAAGCACTTCTATCGTTGCCCCGCTTTCCACAACCGCTATTAGCCTGTGTTGACCGTCAACAAGGTTGCCTGATTTTGTGATTACAATAGGCTGCGGGCTAAGCTTCCATCTGCCCTTTGACATTTGCCGGGCTAAGTGCTGGATGTGTGACTTGCGAGGCTTGCGATTTTTATGGTTTTTTTCGAGTAGTTTTTCGGCAGCAGATGCCGTTATTTTTCTTACTTCTACTTGGATAAACTTTCCTGTTAGTGCATTCATTCTCATTCTCCATTTTTGATTAATCCAGCCAAGCTGGCAGTTGAGCAACGTGAACAGTGGGCCACCCCGTTGCGTAGGTGTTGGTTTGTTCGGCCTCTGTTATTTCTTGCAGGATGCGCTCTACTGCCTCTGAGCAGTGCTTCATCAGCGCATCGCCCACCTCAACTATGCTGGTGGCAAAAGGTGGCTCTTTTTCTACGTTTGCGAATAGGAAGCGCTTTATATCCACCCCGGCTAGGCTTAGCGTTTTGCAATACCAAGCGGCTTGCAGCCCGTAGCCCAGCCCGTGAATACCTTTGCGTTCAAAATCGTAAGGCTCAGCGCTTTGCGTTGTTTTAAGGTCAACCATAATGCCCTGCTTTTCGAGATACAGATCAGGTCTGGCTTTCATGCAAATGCCGCTGTCATGCAGGGCAAACACGCTTGCCTCAACGATACCTTGCTTATGGCTGAGCAGTTTATCTATTGCTGGGTTGCGGTGCAGAGCTTGCACCATTTGCTCAACCCGCTCGTAATCGCTTTCGGTCAGCGCGGTGCTGCCTAATAGCTCAGCTTCGGCCACAGCGTTTTGCCATGCCGCGCCACGCCTTGTTGCTGGGCCTTTGGTTGGCAGCACACCTTCGAGCGCCCAGCTATGTGTGGCTGTGCCTATGTCAAAAGCTGTGCTGGTGCGAAACGGTTTGTCAGCCACAGCATGAGCTGGCGTAAGGTTATGCCAAGCTTTTGCAAAGCTGCTGCTGACTGCCGTATGGCCCTCGATCTGCTTGGTGGAGTGGTAGTCTTCATTGGAAATGCTGTGATGTATGCCGAATGTATGGGTCATAGCTGTTTCGCCAAGCTGTTTTCCAGCAATTCGCACAGCGTGATGATTTCCTCGCAGCGTTGGCTTTGGGTAAACCGGGGCGGCGTTTTGCGCAGGTCTTCCTTCATGATTTCGGCTTTGCGGCGTATGCTCATCACATAAACTTGCGGGCGTTCTTCGCTGGGTGGCTTTGACCTGTCATACTTGGCTAGAAGTGATTGACTGATTGAAGGCTTATTGCCTTGCGGGCGTTCTTCGCTCATTGGCTTCCCCCTTGGTTTGGCTTGTGTGGTGGTTTTGGCGTGAAGTAAGGCGCATAGCTGGACGCATTACTTTGCAGCTTGACGCATTGCTCAGGCAGCTTGTCATAGAGGTCATTCTGGTGGCTGAACGCTACGCAATCGTCAAAGCTGGTGAATGCAGCAAAGGCTATGAAAACGGCGTTACTCATCGCTATCGTCCAGCACATCAAAGTCTTCGCCAGAGCCAAAGCAATATTCGCAAGGCACCCATTTTGCTGCGAGAAAACCACCGTTTACATAATCTGCGACTGCGTATTCCTTTTCGTAATACCCCTCGCCATCACAGGTTAGACAAATGCTCATGCCAATGCCCTCGCCGCCAGTATTTCTCTGCTGAGGTAAAAGCAGGTTTCAGCGCTCATGGTGAACAGCATGTCATCGTGGCCAAGCGTACCGCCCAGCGCAAAGCTGACGTTGTTGGCCCGCATGACTACTCGCCAATCCCGGCGGTCATACTTGTACCACAGCACGGGCATTAGGTTTTGCGCATTTGCTGCTTTGCTGACCTGTTCCCACCAGCTTGGCTGATGCGTTACATTCAGCCCGCCATAGGTTTTTACCTCAATGCAAAACGGCCAGTCGAAGTCGCCATCGGCAAGCAAATCGCCATGATCAGCAGCGCGGTACTGCTCGATGTCGCGCTTGAGGCGAATCCCCATATGCTCAAAGTATTGCTGGCCGACTTGGTATTCGCCTCTGCGACCCTTATCGCGGGCATTAACCATTGGCAGTAGCCTTAGCTAAAGCCTTTTGTAAAATCTCCCAGTCTCTACATTTGACTGCACCTTTGGTGGCCTTTTCGATTTTATAACCAATTATGACAGACGGAATATTATCACCATTCACATATCTGCTTAATGTTGGCTGTGAGACTCCGATCTTATTGGAAAAGTCGGTTTGGCTTATATTTTCATCATGCAAGTATTCGTATAGCTGCACTTTACACACCCCAATATGTTGATTTGCATAATGGTTATGTGAATAAAATATTCAGGTCAAGACTATTTAGAATAAAAATATGCGTAAAGTTATAAGTATCATCTTGACTTCTATTCAGATCCGTATAGTTTAAGCTTGATTATAGGGAGAATATTATGCAAAATATGAAGAATAATGCGGTCGGCTTTTTCGGCATTGCAGTCTCTAGCTGGTGCAACACAGCAAGAGGGCCAAGCTACGCTTTAAACCTTGGGGCCATTATAATGAGCCTCTCACGTTATTTTTGTAGTTGGGCGGGCAATAGATCGCCGGGGAAAGTTGGAGAACACTTATGTACACAAAGCTGTACAAAATTAGACGCGAATTAAATGTATCGCAGGAGCAACTAGCGGAGCTAAGCAAGGTAAGCCAAGCCAACATCAGCAAAATCGAGAAGGGCATTATAAAAGCGCCCGCTGCCGATAAGCTAATGAGAATAGCAGAAGCGCTAAATGTAAACGTAGCTGAACTTATGGATGAAGCTACGGAAGTGCAGCCAGCATTTCGATCATTTACGCAAGCTCAAGGCACAGCCATCTTCATACCGCTGTACAATGAGAAACAAACAATGGGCCAAACTTTTGACAAAGGTGATGGGTTTATTATTCGCGCAGGAAGTGCTGCGCAAACGCAAATCAGAAAGCCATCCTTTTTAGACTACTCGGGCGAAGCGTATGCCGCCGTGAATTTTGGATCTGTAATGGAACCAAGGTATTTTTCTGGCGATACACTCTTTGTTGATCCAACGCTGGACGCACAGCCAAAAGATGACGTTGTGCTAATATTCCAGCAGCAAGATAAAATCGTTGGCATCTTTCGTGAGCTTGTAGAGCTTACCGAAGACAAAGCCATCGTTAAAGATGTGCGCAGCAATAAGCCTGTGCATTTCAACAGGGCTGACCTAAATGGCATCCACGTTGTTGTCGGTAGTCAGCGCAGCAGGTCGGGGGGCTAACCCCCCACCTCTATCACATAGTCATCCCGCAGCACATCTTCCTGACGCACCACACGGTAATGCTTGTCGGTCACCTTGCTGCCAATCTCATGGCCCATCAAGCGCTGTATATGGTCTTTCCTGACGCCCTGCGCTTCCAGCTCATTCTCGTAAAACCTGCGCAATCCATGAAAGCCAAACTTCTGCACACCAGCCTTGGCCACCGCCGGGTATAGCACCCTGTTCAGCACATCCACTGAGCTAAACAATCTGCCATTCCTATTGGTGAACAAAAATGCACCCGTGCTTTGCAATCGCATTTCTGACAGCCTAACCTTTAGCCGCGCATCCACGCGCAACTTACGGCGGCTTTCTCGCGTCTTAGGCGCACCTATGTTGCCCTTAACTACGCCCGCCTCAATGCTAATCGTATCGCCAGATATATTGCCCCATTCCAAAGCCAAGATTTCGCTAATCCGCATACCAGTGCCAGCAGCCAGCATAACCATAGTTTTCTTCCAGCCTGAGCATTGCGCAATCACACGCTCAACTTCCTCTTTGCTGGGAGTATAACGCGGGTCAGACTTTACAGCCCGAAGCGGGTCTATGTCTCTACATGGATTGCTGTCGATATACCCGCGCCGCACAAAGAACTTCATCATGCGAGACAATGTGCCAATCACCGGGTTGACCGTTTGCGGCAGCATGATTTGCCGAAGATCATCTTGCAGGTTGGCTATGTCGATTGGCTCTATTCGATCAATAGGCTGATCACCCAAGGCGGGCAATATGTGCAACTTTATGTGCGACATAACGCAGTCTCGCCGCGCTGGGCGAATCTTGTCGGCATACTTATGGCCCTGCACAAAGTTATGCACCTGCTCATCCAGCAAGGCATGATATTCTGGCGTAAGCCGGGCAAGGGTGAAGTTTCGCTTGTCAATGTCCAGCAAGCCACGCCCGACGAGAGGGTTCATCTTTATAGCATAGGCTTGCGGGTCAATGATGTCAGGCGGTACTTGCCGCCTAACGAGGTTGTTGGTCTTTTTGTCTTTCCAGACTAACTGAAAGCCGCGATCACTGGACTGGTACAGTCTCAGGTTGCTCAGCTTCAAAATCGTTGGCATCGCATATCTCCTCGATGATTTCAGTCTCAAGGGGAAACATGGCTTGCAGATAAGCTTCTTGTATTTCTACATGCTCGCTGTCGGTAAATTTTTTACGCATATCCGCAAGCTTTTGTAGAAGGTTTTCCCCGTGTACTGTGATTTTAATAGTTTTCACTCTCTCAATCCTCAATATTCACATCTAGTCAAATTAGATTGTTTTAGTCAACCTGTGTAACCCAATGTGTAACTATTTTATGCAAACACGCATGGCTTCTTACATAAAAAAAGACGCAAAACGCCTTTTACTCGTTGTTATTACTAGGAAAGTTTTGGGGAAGCCTTTATGCCTATAAAAGAATAAAACATTCTCCTAAGGGGCAGGTTGCAGGTTCGAATCCTGCCGGGGTCACCATTATTTCCAAGTAATAACAGTGTCCTACGTTAATTTTACTTGCTGGGCCTGTCAACAGGTTTTGCACAATTTTTCGTTTGTGTAATTTCAATAAGCAAGAGCTTGCACATCCAAGGTTTGCTGGAAGCTCAGAATCATGTTCTCGAAGGTGAAGTCTTCCGGGTAGAACGTGAGGTGCTTTCGCTGGCGTAAAAAGCTAGAAGGCTCCAAAATCGCCAAATCAAGATCAAGCGCCACAAAAGCATGGTAATCACAGTCAGGCTCACGGCGCTGCAAATAAGTATAAGCACCACGATTTCCCCTAGCTTTTTTTGGCAATGCTGACTTGACTTGTACGCGCTTGATGCTTCCATCAGGGTGACGCACCCATAGGTCATCTTCGGTCTTATCCACCAAAAAGCTCTCAATGTGAAAGTGCTTGGATAAAATAAACGCTACGAAGAACTCACCAGCGCGGCCCTTGGCGCAGGTGTTGTTAGACAATGCCTTACAAAAGGCTTTGCGCCTGCTCTAGCATTTCATCGTTACGCCGCGTCCAGCCTCGGCCAAACGTTTTGAAATGCCCTAAGCTTTCGTAAAACTTCTGCCTGCTGTCGTGCATCTTTTCCAGCACTTCATGCTCATCAAAATTAGCTACAGCCTGCAAAGACTTGGGGCCAATCACGCCATCTGCTGTTGCACCAATAATGCGCTGCAAGGCCTGCGCTGGGCGTTTTGGCCCAGAGTTTACGCACCAGTCAAAGCAAAAAACGTCAACACCCTGTGGAAGCTGGTCACACTTAATGCGATTCCAGTATTTCTTCTTGTAAAGCGGCGCAACATCGCTGGGCTTTAGCTTTTTCATTACTTCAATGGGTGCAGGCTGGCCAGTATAGTCAGCCCAAACTTTAGAGGTAACGCCTAGATTTGTAGACCCTTGGTTTCCATGCCCGTCACCGTTGTTGCCGGGGTCTCGCTTATCCGCTGTAAAGCCACCTTCGTGGACAAGCAGCCATTCTAAGGCTTGGTCAAAGTTATTTTTCATTTCGCTTTATCTCCACATAAAGACGCCAACAGTTGACGATGGTGTTCAAACTCACAGCGCTGAACAGAGCTATCCATTGCCAAAGTTCCATTATTTTTTCCCGAAGAATTGCTTGCCGCCACGAATGCCAACAGCAGCCGTGCAGACAGTAAACACCAGCCAAGTGTACCACTCAGGCAGCTCAGCCAAACGATCAAAGCCGTTTTTCACGGTGTCTTCCATGCCCGGCACAAAGCAAAGTATTACTGGCACCAGAACAGCAAAAGTCACCACTTCGTCCTTAATGCTGGACTGCGTACCCTGCGCCATAATGCGTTCCCAATCGGCTACGCTTGTCTTTTCACTCAGCATGATTTTGGCCTTGGCTTCGGCCTCAGTCAGCTTGAGCTTTGCATCTGCTGCCTGCTTGGTGGTTTTGGCATCCAGCCATGACCCCGCAAGCTGTGTGATTGGCCCCAGCAATGCTTGTATCATTTACTGCCCCTATCGGTCTTAGCTTCCTTGTTCATCCAAATGCCAAAACAACCAGTCAAAGCGCCCATACACACGCTAACAAGGCCAGCCTGACCGTTTGATGGGTTGGGTAAACCCATGTACCAATGCACAGATTGATAGGTTAAGATCGTGACCACCAGCATCATAAGCCGGGGGAATATCTTGTAGTCATCAATGATGGTGCTTGCCATGCTAAATCTCCTTGTCGATCACCAAGCCTTGCGGAAGCTTGCTTGGTAAAATCTGGCCATTGCTGGTGTAAGTCGCAGCGCGTTGCTTTTCTTGTATTGCCCGAAGATCAGCCTCACGCAGATGCGTCTGGCGATGCTCCTTGTCTAAGCGCTGGGCTTCCATATGAGCCTCGATGCGCTCCCGGCTTTGCGTTTGCTGATGTATGTCTGACTGCACGTTAAACGGCGCTGATCCAACGCCAGACAAACCGTCAGCCATCAATAATTCACCGCAAGATAAACAAAGCCAAACAAAGCGCCTGTCGCCAGCAAGAATAGGAAAAACCCGGCAGACCAAGCTATGATGGATTCCTTGCGCTCAATGCGCTTGTATTCCTGTTCTTTCTGCTTTTGCCGTATTTCGTTTTCCATGCGGATTAACTCTTGCCAAGCGCTAGGGCCAAGCGTTCCGCTAATCCACTGGCGCAACTCGTCGCGCATGTTTTCCTTTTGCTTTTTCTGTACGAAAAGCTCCATAGCCATAGCTTCAACAGAACCGCCCATAGCCTGATACCACTTCGGATTTTCTACGCGCTTGGCTGCAAAGTCGAAGTCGGCAATAGCCTTAGACCAACGGCCCAAGTCGCCAGCCATACCTTCAAGATCACGGCCAATCTGACAGCCCTTCTTAATCGCATTGAATGCAGTAGACGCCGCCATAATTGCTGTTGCCGGGTCAATCATTTTACCCTCGCATAGCTTGGACAGAGCGCCCCGTAAGGCACCCTGATTGTTTTGGGATAGTGATAGTAAAAAAAAGACCGCTCCCTTGGGCAGCGGTACTGACAAGCTGTGTAAAGCTCGCCACCTGTGTAGACCCCCACCAAAATGGCGGTCAATTTGCAGAGCAACTAGCGCTCCATTAAGCGGTCTATCTTTTCCTCTATACGGTCAAAGCGGGCAACGATTTGGCCCATCACGGCAGAGCTGTCTACCTTAGTGACATACTCACGAGCCATTTCCTCGCGGGTTTTGTTCAGCAAGATGTTAAGTCTCTGCACTTCTGCGTAAGCGCTGTGTAATACATAGCCAACCAATCCTATTGCAGCAGTTAGACCTGCTGACCACAAAGCGCCCATTTCCATATTTAGTTTACCACTTCTGCATCCTGAGGCTCAGCCTCTAGTGAACCCGTCAGCATGTTTACAAAAGCCTCACGCCCGACTGTCATCTGATCAAGGCTAAACTGTGCTGAGCGGATTTTGCGCTCCAAGTCTTGCACATGGTTTATGATGATCTTTTGCTGGTCGGTAAGCTGGTCTTCCGTGTAATCCTGATCGTTAATCGTGATGGTTTTTGCTTGTTTATCTGCCATCAATACTGCTCCTGTTTAAGTTATGCTGCCCAAGGTGTTCCAGAGGCAGTCGTTGGATTTACCATTGCGTCGATTTTTGACGCTATGGCAGCTTCAGTATCCTCTTGGGATACATGACCCCAGACCCAGCCTTGAGCTTGAGCCTCAGTTATATCGTCATATGGTGTGAAATCAGCAGCAGAAGCATCGTAGGTTAGGCCACAAGTGCCATAAGCTGATGCTGTGTTGCCATCGTCATCAACGCCTGTGCAGCGCCAGTGGGCTACATAAACGCCACCGTCAGCGATTTCGTGTTCTAGTGTTGGGATAGTCCAAGTGTAAGTTATTGCCATAGTGTTTCTCCTTTAGGCGTTTTCTAAGGCAGTGATCCGTGCCTCTAGTTCTTGTATTGTAGCAACCAAGAGCGGCACTAGCTTGCTTTGGTCAATGCCTTGGTATTCTGGATTACCGTCTGCATCGACTGCATCTTTTGTGCCTGTGATTGCTTCTGGCACAACTGACTGAACTTCGTGTGCTAAAAAGCCATCAACCGTTGTGTCTGCATCAGCAATAAAGTTAAAACGCTTAGGCTCTAGTTGTTTCACACGATCTGTTGCGCCTGTCATTTCAACTACGTTCTCTTTTAAGCGGTAGTCGGATGATGTATTGAAAGCAGTTGAGGAACCGCTAACCGAAATAGAGCCAATAGCGCCATTGGGGTTAATAAATGCCATTAAGGTAATAGATGATGTAGTTGTAGTCGCACTTTCAAGATAACTTCTGTTGTAAGTTTGCTCACTAATAGATAAATGACCAGTTGATCCAGTTGCTCTGCCAGATATACCATGAAATGATGTTGTACCGCTGCTGTCGATGCGCATGGCTTCTGTGCCGCCAACTAAAGTAGTAAGATCGTTGTTTGCTAGCTGTATTCGTGCCGTTTGGGTGCTATTATCAAAGTCAAGATTGGCTGTGTTCGTTGAGCTATCAATCTCTAAAGTTGCTGCACCCCCACGAATATGCAGTAAGTTAGCTGGCGAACTCGTTCCAATCCCAACATTACCGCTGCTGTCGATGCGCATGCGTTCTGAAGCGCCAGTATTAAACGCAAGAGTGTTGTTTCCAGGCCATTGAATATAAGTATCTGTATCATCTTTATGGCGTATTAAGTCTGCGTACACGCTGCCACTGAGGTGGATGTCTTTGAAGCGCAGTGAAGATGTACCTAAATCCGTTGCAGCATCAGCAGATGCACCATTCCTGCGTGGAGTTATACGTCCCTCACTTGATCCGTCACCGCCAAATTGTAGACCCGCAAACTGTGATCCACCATCAATATAAATGGTTGCACCACTAGCTGACCCAATACTCCCCACAGTGGAGCCGTCTTTGTACAGACCCAAAATTGTCCCGTCTGATGTCAGTCTGTTCAATTCCGCAGGGGCGTTTCCATTAGAAGTAGCGATAACAGTACCAACACTGGACAGCCGTACACCCTGAGTTCCAAATGCAGTTGTCGGTTTACCCACCAGCAAGTTACCGCTGCTGTCGATGCGCATGCGTTCTGATCCGTTAGTCCACAACGACATAAAGTTTGAAGTATGGTCATAGTAGACACGGCCAACGTTATCATCTGCGGCATCGCCGAACAGAACCTCAGATAGGCTGCTATCCTGACTTACAAGTGCAATTTGTGCAGAACCAGAAGACGGAGAAATTGTCAAAAGTCGGCTAGGCGAAGTCGTCCCAATCCCAACATTACCTGAGCTGTCGATGCGCATGGCTTCTGTTGTTCCGTTAGCGTCTGTAATAAAACTTAAATCACTCGCTCCCGAACCAGTATTTATACTGCGAATATAACTGTCCGTGTTATACGTTCTAAAATGTATTTGGGTATATGCGTTAGTGGTTGTTGAGTTATTCTCAATCTGTAGACCCTGATCATCCAGACCGTCAGTATATGTAGTGTTATCAGTGTAAAGTAAGTGTAAGGTATTATCAGGCGAACTCGTTCCAATCCCCAAGCTCTCAGCACTCGCATCCCAGAAGAACTTTGCCGTGGTGCCTGTGTCCTCGTAGAAGCTGATGTCGCCGCTGTTGCCTATATCTAAAATATAACGATCATCCGTAGAATTTGTAACCGACAGCGTTCCTTTAGAGTTTACTGTGCCAAACCTAAAGTCATCAGAAGTTCCACCAGTAAACTGCACAAAAGAAGCATTAGCACCGCCGTTAAGAGTTAACGGAATACCATCGGATGTTTCAGAAGTCAGACCATCGCTGGACAAAACCCCTGTGATGTCTACCCCGCTGCTGCTGGTGGCGAGTTTTAGCCCCCCATTGTAATACAACTCAACTTCTGCACCAGACTTAGCATTTAACATAGCTGCGTTATCAGTGTAGTTGTTTAGCTTTAGTCTATCATAAGCACGAATGTATAAATCACCCGCAGCAGCTTCATCAATATAACTATCCGACCCATCATGGTAAATCTGTAGGTCAGACCCAGCACCGAAGATGGCTTTGTCGTTGTCGCCGAAGGTAATATCCGCTGATGTACTAGCGCCAGCTAAGGTTGTCGTGCCTGTGGCTGTTAGGTTGGTAAAAGTACCCGCCCCGGCAGAAGCGCCGCCAATCGTTACGCCGTCCAGCGTGCCACCGTTTATATCAGCAGAGGTTAGCTGTGGACTGGTCAAAGCCTGTGTGCCAGCGTCCATATCCTTGAGGTGCGCCATAAGCTCACGAATGGCATTGTTTACGTTTGACGGGGCCATACCCTCAGCAATGTTAATGCTGTCTATGTCAGTGTTATTGGCCGCTGTTGCGTCATATTCGCTGATCTTTGTCTTAGCCATTATCTTAGCCTTTCCTCAAGAAGTCTTAACTGTTCGATTGTCGGCCCTGCTGCCGTTGCCCCGATTGCCGGAGCGCCACCAACGCCTGCTATGCGCGGGGTTTGCAGCAAGCCTGACGTTATTGATCGGCCAAGAGGGTTAGAGTATGCCAACCCAGTTAAACCTGTTGCTAAAGCCCCGCCGCCAAGGGTAGCGCCGGGCTGATTTCTGAGCTGGTTTAGCATTACGCCAAGCATAGCTCTTTCAGCAGTGCCGCTGTCTGGAATAGTTCTGCCAATGACTTCCTGTGCCGCAGAGCCTAGCTGCTGCTGTGGAGCCTTGCCTGTTGCAGTTAATATTTTATCACGGCTTTGGTCTGTCGCCTTTGAGCCTCTTAAAAGCTGCGCTGGGGTAAAATTCCCTTGCCGTGTACTAGCTGCCACGACAGCTTTTCTAACGGGCAGAAGCGTTCTAAACGCCGTGCGAACCTTTTTGTATTCGCGGTTAGCTTGGGGGCTAATGCCTTCCATTGATTGACGAAGAAGAGTCTGAACCTCTGACAAAGCACTGCCCAAATCTCTTTCTGACGCCACGCTGCTTTTAAGAAACTTGGTAGCCTCAAAGCCCAAATCGCTATCAACAGTTTTCAGAACGTCACCCCTAAGCATTCTGTCATCAGACGTTACCTTTGAGGCTAATATTTTCTGCAATTTCGCTTGGAATGTTTTAAGGCCATCTTCGCCTAAATCTGCATTGTCCTGTATGATCTTTATTAGACCATCTTCAAACTCGCTCCCAACGTCTGCTTTTAGTTTTGGGATTACTCTAGCATAAGCCTCGTCTAGCTGATCTTTCGCAAACTGATAGGCTTCTTGACCTTGGAGCTTTTTTGGTATTTTCCTGCCGCCTTTGCCAAGTATTCGCATGGATGTGTTCATTGCAGCACGATTGAAGTCACTCATAGCGTTTTGCTCTGTGGCCTCAATAATATCACCAACAAACGGAATGGATGTGGCTCTTTCCTCAAGCGCTCTAGTCATTCCACCAACACGCTGACCGGGCGTAAGCCTGACGCCCTCTTTTAAGAGCTGACTAGCCGCTTCCCCCACTTTGGGAAAAACCATGTCTGCCGTTTTACCTATGCCTGCGCCAAGCGCCCCGCTTACCGCTGCATTCGTTGCTCTTTCAGCCGCGCCACCTTCGCCAGCGCCAAAGCCATATGCAGCACCCTCAATGCCGCCCACTTTAAGCGCACCCTTGACGCCAAGCCGCGCAAGCCCAGCTCCACCAGCAAGTGCAGTAGGTATTGAGCCAGCTATCTCAGCACCCAGTGCAATGCCGGGGTTGTCATCTGCAAAGCTTTTTATTTCAGACCGTATAGTCCCAAGGTTCTCAGCATAAGTTTGATCTCCAACTTTGCTTCTTACAAAGGCCTCAATTTCATCACCAGTGCCAAACGATAAGCCTTGCGCACCAGCACGAATAAGATCGCGGAAAAGGTTTCCTTGCGGCTCGACGGGCGGCTTGACCGCTGACGCTTGCTGCTGAGCGGCTCTAGCCCGCGCTTGACGCTGACGTAACTGCAAAAGCTGTAATTGATCTGACATCAAAAGCCCCTCTTGTCATATTCTTCAATCAGAGCAGATTTTTGCTCTTCATTAAGCGTATCTGTGTCGATGGCTAAAAGAGCCTCAACACTCAATGTCGATAGGCCACTAGCTTGCTCTGGGAATGCTTGCGCTCCAATTTCGAGAAGTTCGATCGTGTCAGAAAGCCCAAGATTGTTTGCTACTTTCGGGTCAAGCAGCGATGGATCAATTTTAACTGGCTCAAGCTTGTCGTAATTAAGAGCGCCATAACGAGCATCGACCGCAGTGTTGTAAGCCCTTAGATTGTCCTCGTAGCCAGAATATTTGTCTTCAAATAAACGCGAGATTTGCGCTCGCACAACTTCCGGGTTTTGAAGATAGTCAACATTACCGCCCAAGTTCGTAATAATCCGCAAGGCGTCTTGCTCGGTCATTACACCGCCGCCAACAGTTTCAATCCGTGAGCGACCAATTAGCCCTTGCAGTTCACCCTGAGCAATTTTGAGCGCAAGTTCGCTTTCAGTCAGTCCGTAAGGCTTGGCATTAGTTGAAAACAATGTCTTAAAGTAGGTGGACATTTGATCACCAAGGCGCTCAAGCCCAACGCCAGCATCATCAATATTCTGCAAGTAGCTTTGGTAGCGCTTTAAGCTTGTTTGGTCATCCTTGACTTGGGTGCGCAGCTTTTGAAATTGAGATGTGTTAGGAACGCCAATATTGAAGTAACTGTCAGTTAAAGGCTGTGCAGAAGCAATATCTACAACTGTTCTATCATCACCAGTGCCGTAGAAATATTCCCCAGTTTGTTTATCAAAGTTTAGCTCACCAATTATTGTGCCATCAGAAAGCTTGTAGCTTCCTTTGCTTTGGTACCTGTCTCCGCTGCCAAATTTACCACCGTTCTTCATAAACTCTGCATACTCAGGAGAACCAACTTCTAGCCCAGCATCTTGGGCGCGTAATTGCAGTGCTTTATATGTTGCTGGGGTGTTGTCACTCGCTTGAGTTACAAATGTAGCCTTTTTAACCCCCGCATCATACTCTTCTTTTGAGATAAGGCCTGCCGCGAAATCAGCAGAAAGCTTACCTAAGTTTGACTTTGGGTCTGTGTCTGTAGAAGTAGCCTTGCTGACCACATCGAGCGCCCCAGTATTATTGTTTCGCTGAACAATCGTACCCATTGGAAGGCCAAGAGCTGCAACCTCGTCAGCGCCTAAGGTTGTCATAGAAACCTTACTCGCCGCCCTTGCCGCTGCTGCATCAGCCCTGCTTTGCTTTGCAGCGCGAACTTGTGCTGCCACTGCCGCCGGGTTTTGGCTTGCCAAAATCAACGCTTGCTCTTGCTCTGTAAAGCCGCCCTCTGAAACAAGCTTACTCAGCATTTCTTTGCGCTTACGAGACTCAGCAACATTCTGAAAGTTTTGGAAAGTGCCAAGCCCGGTTTGCATTGCCTGCGCTGGGCTTTGACCACTGCTAAAAGCTGAACCTGCTGAGAAAAGCCCAAGCTTTTGCGGTGTAGATAAGCCGCCTATCTTGTTGGCAAACGTGCTTAATAATCCTTGCATTTTAAACTCCTAAAACAAGCTGCCTAAGCCGCCGATAAAATCTATGCCGCCGCCACCGCCGCCACCAAGCAAATCAACCTCAGGTAGACCGCCAAGCAAATCAACCTCTGGCAAGCCACCAAGCAAATCAACGTTTGGAATGCCACCAGCCAGCGCACCAACAGCAGCGCCAGCCAATGCCCCGTATGGCCCTAAGGTCATGCCCAAAGCGTCTGCCGCTAAGCCAGCGCCAGCAACGCCTTGCAGACCGCCGCCCAAGGTGCTTTGCAGCGCTGACGGGCCGGGAGTGCTTGTCGTTTGCGTGGTGCCAAACAAACCGCTTCCCATACCTGCTGCTGCCTGCAATGCGCTCAGCCTGTTTTGGTCAAGCAGGTTTTGCTGCGCTAATTGGTTAAACGTTGCTTCATTGCCAGCTTGACCAATGCCGCGCTCAAGCGCACCCAAACGCGCAGCCTGATTGGCAAGCGATTGCTCTGCTGAAAGCAGACCGGGAGCAAGGCCAACACCAGAAAGCTGCGTTCTAGCATTAGCTTCTGAAGCTTGGGCTAATTGATTGGCTAAAGTTGCATTAATCTGCGCATCCGTTTGACCCGCTTGCAGCGCTCTTCCAGCATCGCTTGTGGCAATTCCCGCCAAAGCCGACTGCCCTTGCTGCTGTCTTGCCAAATCGGATTGCTGTGCGCCCAGCAAAGACTGCGCAATGCTTGCCTGCTGGCCTATGCCCGCTCGACTTGCATCTGTCAAAAGCCCAGCAATCTGTGCATCCCGTGCAATGCCTGTGTTAGCCGCATCGACAAGCTGCCCCTGACCGCTTAACTGTCTGGCTAAATCGGCCTGACCTAGCTGTGCAGCAGAGGTTTGCCCTTGCAGCGCTTGAGCTAAGTTTGACCGTTCAATACCAGCAGCAGAAGTTGCGCCTGTAAGCGCTCTAGCTAGGTCTGCTTGTTGCAACCCGGCAGCAGCCTGTTGGCCAGAAAGCGCTCTGGCTAAATCTGCCTGTTGCGCCGCTAAGGCTGTTTGTTGGCCAGATAATCCTCGCGCTAAGTCAGCTTGTTGAACACCCGCCGCAGCCTGCTGCCCAGCCAACGCCCGGTTTGCATTTGCCGCTGCAATATCTGCCGCCGATTGCTGTCCAGTCAAGGCGCGGGCTAAATCTACCTGTTGGGCGCTAAGGGCAGTTTGTTCGCCAGACAAAGCCCTAGCTAAGTCTGCCTGCTGTAGCCCGGCAGCGCTGGTTGCACCTTGTAGCCCACGAGAAAGATCAGCTTGCTGCAATCCCGCTGCACTCTGCGCAGCTTGTAATGCTCTGTTGATATTAGCCTGCTGCGCATTCACGCCAAGCTCTGCTGCTGCAAGCTGACGCCCAATGTCTTGCCCCGAAACAGAGCCAAGAGCCTGTGCCGCTTGCAGTTGCCTTGCTTGGTCTTGCTGTAGGTTTTGCGACAGAACAGGAGCCGTTGCAGCCGCAATACCCTCGCCTAAGCTTTCAGCAAAACTGCCAGACCCTAAACGTCCACCAAGAGCGTATTGAGAGCTAATCCTATCAACAGTATTGCCAATAGCACTATCTATTTGCTGTTGCAGAAATGGGTTTGTACTACCACTTGCCATGCCGCCAAGCAGGCCAGCCGCCGCATTCTGTTGATTGGCAATATTAGCCAAGCCTGATGTATCAACCGCTTGATTACCCGCCGCCACAATATTGCTTGCGTCAGTGGCTTGTTGCGCTGCGTTAAGAATTGTTTGAAGGTCAGTCTGCGCCCCAGCAGCCTGAGTAACACCAGCAGTGCTTGAAGCTTGGTTTGCTGCGTTTATCAGGTCAGAAGCACTTACTTGCTGTGCAGCCGCATCAATAATGCCAGCCGTGTCTGTCGCTTGACCAGCAGCCCTAATAAGGTCAGCAGTGTTTGCCTGATTGGCTGCTGCGCCTGTAATCCCAGAAACGTCAGTTGTTTGGCCCGCTGCTGTGGTTATTCCAGATGTATCAACCGCCGCTGCCGCCGCATCTGTCAGACCACTGGTGTCAAGCGCTGCACCCGCCGCCGTGGATAAACCTGTTAAATCTGCTCTGTCGCCTAAAATATTAGACAAGCTAGAAGTATCAATTCCTGAGCCAATGAGGTTTTGAAGGTTTGTAAAATCAGCAGCCTGCCCAGCAGCAGTGGCTAATCCGCTTGCATCAACGCCGGGCGCAGTGAGAGCAGCGCGGTTAAGCTGGTTTACAAGCTCAGTGGTATCAATAGACCCGCCTAGTAATCCGCTTAACCCGGTTTGCGCATCTGACAAAAATGTAGGGGTTGTCGCCAAGGCATTTTGCGCAGCAAGAATTGCATCAAGTTCTGCTTGGCTAAGCTGCTCAATGCCTAAAGTTGGTGCAGTGGGGTTAAACGCATCTACCGCATTAAATGCCTGCTCAAAGGGATTAAAGTTAGTATAAGCAGCTTCTAATGCAGCCTGCACAGCAGGAGGCAAATTAGACGTTTGTGTAGTTGTGGTAGCCATAATGCGAGTCCTTTGTGAGCCTCAATGCCCTTGCGGGAAGCCCTTAGTTATCCGATCACGATGTAGAGGAAGGTTCTGTCGGTCTGGGAGTTATTCGCATGGGTTAATGTGAAACCCTGCTTAGCTCTTGCAGACAAATACATAGTGCCGCCGCCTTGCTCAGCAGCAGCATTGGCCGTTGTTGGTGTGAAAACAATCACACTATCAGGCCCAGCGCGGTAGTCAGTAACAGCAGTAGAAGCTGCGCTTGCAGTTAGCGTTACTGTTCCCGTGGAGTTAAACTTACCATCAATCAGCAGGTTTACAGCTTGCGCCGTTTGCCTTGGATCAGCACCCGCTGCTGGCAGCTTAACATAGTTAAAGTCGGTCATCTTTTGCCCATGCCAACAGCATCAACATCAATGCCTAAAGCGTAACGCCAAGTGCCAGACACGTTGACGCGCACCCGGTGATACCTGCCGCTGCTACGCGCTGGGCAGTTGTTATCATCGTTAAGCGAAACCGCTGTGCTAAAGCTTGGGCTATCAATTTGCCTTGAGCGCGACCCAACTTGAACCGTCATAGTGGGCGTTGTGCTGCGAGAGGTTACATATGGCGTAACGCCCCGGATCAGCGATTGCCGCATGGTTGCAGGCTCAAACTCAGTCGTTTCAAGCACAGCATCAAGAGGCGCACCCGTAACCGTGTGTATCTTTTTGTCCTTACCAGCGCTGAGCTGAAAAAATCCACCAGCGTAAAACCTACTGTCCAGCGATGTGGTCAAACCATCAAGACTAGCGTTTAGCGCATCTAAGCTTTCAACGGTAAAGCTGGGCGTCAAAGAAGACGCCAAAAGCTCATGGTCAAGCTTTACAATCGACCAACGCTGCACTGCGTAGTTATACACCAGTATTTTATCAGGATTGCCAACGCCGCTAACAGACGGATAGCCCCACATAACCACCTGGTTTTCCGGGTCAATCGCGCAGCTTATTCTATCGCTGTTGGCAAAGTCCAAGTCATCAAAGAAAAACTGGTCAACCTTCTCAGCGCCAATCGGAATGCTTCGCTGACCGTCAAACATAAAGAAGCCATCGTCAGCAAGGTAAAACACCTGTGTCGGGCCAAGTGAGGCAACACTATTGGGGTAGTTACACCCGTGGCCAGTCTCCACCTTCTCAAAGGTAAAGATCAACGGAGAGCCAACGTATTGCATTCTGGCAATAGCTCTTTCCATCAGCACAACGCCAAACTCACCGCCAACCAAGCCTGTGATATGCCCAGCATCAGGTATGTCTTGGAAGTCAGCCTGATTGCTGCCGATAGTCCAGCTTGTAGCATCGTTAATAGCAGACCAGCGCACCCGGCTGCGATGCGTTGCTGAGCTATAGGTAACATTTGCTGTCACCACAAAATCACGAATAACGGCCAAATGCCTTGCAGCAGGCGCACCGCTTATAGCCGAAAAGGCGCTGTCAGTGCCAATAGTAAAGCCCTGCAAAACATCGCTGTCAGAGCCAGCAGCGATAACCTCATCGCCAAACCTGACAAAATCCCAATACATATCACTGGACATGGTGTAACCAGTGTTGGTGCTGGCTAAGCTAAAGTCAGAATTGTCGAGCTTGTAAAGCTTGCCCTGATCACCAGCAAAAGTAGTCACTGTGCCATCTGTTGCCTTGGTGGCGTATATACCGCGCAGCCTGTCTGTAGCAGCAGCAGAAACCTCAGTTAAACTAGCAAACGGGCGATAGCCACGCGCAGCAGGTATAACATTGGTTGCAATCGTAGCGCCGGGGTTTTGAAAATCCGACTGATCAGGTAGCCATTCGCCAAAAGGTATCATTGATTAAGCCAATTCTCTGAGCCAGCGCTTTGCTGGACAAATGCAATATTAGATGCGGCCAAGTCTGACCAAGTTTCACTGCCAGCCGACACATCTGACCAAGCCTCGCTGCCCGCAGAAATGTCAGACCAAGCCTCACCACCAGCAGCAATATCGCCCCACGCCTCGCCTAGCTTTTCAGCAATCAAGCTTGTCGTGATAGCAATGCTTTCAGCGCCCGCCATCAAGACGGTAAACTCAGCCCTAGCCTCAGCCGTAAGAGCAATGCTTTCAGCAGCGCTGGTGCTAAGCACAGCCTTTTGCTCAGCCACAGTGGTGAGCGCCAAGTCTACAGCAGCGCTTGCAAGCTGTACTCTTTCAGCAGCGCCCGTGGCTGTAATCGCAACGCTGGCAGAACCAGCCATAGACACAGTAAAGCGAGCCGTTGCAGCAACAGATGCAGCGCCCGTAACGCTGGCAGAAACGCTCTGTATTCGGGTTGCACTACTGCTTTGCGTAACGGCTAAACTAACCGCTGCGCTAATAGTTCTAACTTTTGTTGCAACAGAAGTTGCCGAAGCACTAACAGAAGCCGCGCCTGTTGTTTCAAACAGGTTTAGGTTGTCTAGCTGCTCAAGCGTACCAAAGGCATCAAGCGCATCCATAGACCCCCAAGCATCAAGCTGCTCAAGGGTAGGGCCAAGTATCTCAGCCATGTTATGCTGCCGTTATATCTAAGTCTCCCGCCGCAACGCGCAGAATATCACCAGTAGCAATGGTTTTTGACGCAGAGAAAGCGCCGTGGATTAGCAAGTTGCCAGAAGATGACGCATCGTAAATGCCAAAATGGCTAATGGTTCCCCAGCTACCAGTTGCAGCCGCAAACTCTACAGCAGCGCTGTTATCAGTTGTGCCGCCAGAAGCAGCATCAAAGTTTATCGCCACGCGAGAATAGTTATTGCCGCTAAGCTCTGTGCCTGAGGCATCATCGCCTAAGCTTCCCGTGCTAAGCCCAAGATAGGCCTGCGATGGGAATGTATAAGCCGAAGTGCCTAACGCATGATCAAGCACCTTGTTTTCTAAATAGTCGGACATTGCTGACATTGGTTAAGCTCCTGAGTAATCCGATTTCATTGCCAAAGGCCCACCGTAAAATGCTTTCTCGCTGTCCTTCTTTATTTCTTCCATCGCCCTAGTGAACAAAGCGTCATACTGCGTAGCTCTAGCCTCATCCATCAGGAACATATGGGCAGCAAAAAGTGACCCATAAAGGTAAGTATCAGGATGGCGGGTAAGCACAGTATTGGTGGTGTTGCTGTCGGATAAAGCCGAAACATCTTCCGAATAGATTATCTCAACAGTCATTACACTGTCAGGCACCGGGCGCAGCGCAAGCTCAGCGCCAACAACCGTGTAAATCTTGGGCCGACCACCGCCAGATGTGGCATAGGTTTCGTAGTAATCCTTTGGCGATGCGTATTCCAGCACATCAATCGGATCGGTGTTTAGCTTCACCAAACGAATTTTACGCAAGTCTGTCGGCAAACTGATAAACTCATCACTAGCAGAGGTAGACGCCTGCGCCCGCTTTTCCTGTGAACGAGTTTCAAGCTCACGGCTCATGCGAGACTCAGCAAGCGTGATAAAGTCAGGGATTTGCGAGGTTAGGTCAGAACGCGCCAAAAAGTTGGCTATCGCTGTCTGTAGCTCTGCATAGGTTGAGATTGCCATTACACTGTGCCGCCAGTTGTTCTAAAGAAACGATTTTCGCGGTCATTCAGCCATCTGCGCCACTCAGTTGGATTTTCCTTCGGCTGACCGAATTTTTCCACCAAGGAGTAATACAGAGGCGCAGGTATATCCGCGACCTTTTGCTTATGCTTTTGGGTGTTGCCAATCAGTGAGCCATAACGCCAACTGTTAGCCTCTTCCTTGGCAGTGTTAAGAATGGGCGTAACGTCCATTTCAGTGCTGACATAGTTGCCATCAGCTTCGCCGTGGAAGTAAGTTTTCTTTCCCGTAAGAGGGTCGGAGTTTATTAGTTTTTTCATACTCGCCTCAAAGAAAAAGGGGCCGCCGAAGCAGCCCCTTGCAGGTTTAGTTAATGTTGTTTTGGCTTATGAGCCGTTCAGACCAATCACAGCCGCATGGGCTTTTGGAGCCTTCACGATCAATGTCCACTCAGACACGATTGCGAACTTGGTTGCGTCACCAGTAGATGCAACATCAGAAACGCTAAACATACGACCGGGCAGTGAGCCAAGACATACATAATCGGTGTCAATCAAATACATTTCTGAGTTTGGACACTGACGATCAACAGTCACGCTCAACTCGCCAAAGTCTGACAAGTAAAGTGAAACTGAGCCAATGATTGACGCCTCTTTAGGCGCTGTCATTGTGATCTGGTTTGTTGCCACTGAACCAGAAGACAGACCTGAAAAGTTCTGCTTGTTGGTTGGTGACATCAGCAACATGTTTGGCGAGCCGCCATCTGTATATGCAGCAAGCATAGCAGCGTCGATTTTCGCCAAGGTTAATGCAGCAGCCGTACCAGTAAGGTCAGCAGCGTCAGAACCGTCACCAGTTGCAGCAGCCATATCTCCGGGTGCATCAACATTGGTAATCCAGGTGATAAGCTTCGCAGCTTTACGAGGATCAGACGCAGAGCGAGCTTCGTTTTTAAACAAAGACTTCTCAATGTCACGCCGTTGCTCGAGGCCTTTTAAGACCTTAACATATGCAGTTTCCTTATCGCGCCCAGCTTTGTCCACCACATCAAGAGTGTTGGAAACAGAAGCAGCCTGCACACTAATCTGGTGGTAGTTACCAAGGCGTGTGGTTGGGCTTGGGTTTGCATAAGAATAATCAGCGCCTTCGTTGACATAGTTTGTGTCAACAGCAGCAGCCAATTCTTGCACTTGCCACTCGTGGAAAATACCCTTGGTAGTTTCCTTTTGCGAATTGCTCACAAGGGGGGTTTCATCCGGGTCAATGCGGTAAATCACATCGCTCAGGTCTTCTCTCTCGCCAATGGCGGTTGAGCTAGTGTAAGTAGCCATAATGGCCTCCTAAAAGTTAGCGGGTTAAGAGGTATTGAACAGCAGCATCCTTGCTGCCGGACTTCCTCAGGGTGTCAAAAGCTTTGCGCTTTCGCTCTGTTGCAGAGTCGCCCTTAGTTTTGGGTTGCCCACTTTTCACCATCTTAGGAGCCGCCTTTACCTTCTTTGCAGCGATTGGCCTTTGTGACTGCAAATTATCGTAAAGGTAGGCTTTGCGCATAAGATCAACGTAACGGCTGTCAATGGCATTATTCAGCTCTTGCGTAGTCCAACCTTTGGATTGCGCATAGCCTGCAATAGCTGCCTTTTCACGAGCCTCAACTTCTGAATCCTTCCACTCAGGGATTAGTTCCAAAAGCTTCTTTTGCTCTTCTGCCAGTTTGATCTGACGCATTCGGATCTGCTCGGCCTGCACAGCTTGCTGCTTGGCTTGAGCGTCACGCTCTTGGTCGCGCTGCCTAACATATTCCAGCGGGTCGCTCTCATACAGCCCATCCCAATATGCCTGATCTCTAGGCTGGGTGCTTTGCTGTAATTGTTGAGCCATTAAGTTAAGGGCTTGCTCGTACTGCTGACGAGCCTGCTCAGTAGACGCTTTTTCGACCTCAACAGCTTTACGCTGCTCAGCCGCATCTTGTAGTCTTTTCTGAGCCGTTTTTTCTAGCTGATAGCTCTTGATGAGTTCATCAATCGTGGCCTCACCTTCTTGGCCATCAACCTTGACAGCATAAGTGTCGATAGTCTCGACCTCTTCACTGTCTTCCTCAACCTCTTGCGTTTCTATCTCGGCTTGGCTGTCATCAGCGGCCTCAACTTCTACACTTTCAGCTTCGGGTGCCTCTACTTCATTCGCTTCGGCGGTTTGCTCTTGAACCTCTTCGCTTACCTCGGGAGGGGCTTGGGTGTTCAAAAGTAAGTTTACAGCATCATGCTGCGAAAGGCTGGATTCACTAGGAGTACCAGACATATTTAATTCTCCAAATTGTTAAGGACTATTTTCGCAGCGCATCCATTTGCTGACTGGCCATCTTGCCCGTCTGCACAACACTCTCAAAGTGTAACTGGAAGGCTTCCAATGCTTTCAGCAAATGGAAACACTGCTCACGAAAAGCGGTGTCACTCGGGTCACTTCCTGACCAACCTTCGACATACGTTTTTCGTAATTCCTCAAAAGCCTCTATCACCAAAGGCTCACGCAATATCGCCGCAGCTCTCGCTCCGCGATGTTGCTCGTCTATAAGATCACTCATGCTCTTGGCAGGTTGTCCGAAACATTACCGCCAAACGCCAACTTCTGCTGGCGAAGCTGTAACTCAGCCTCAAGCTCAAATCTGCGCAACTCAAGCTCAGCCTGCATTTTCTCACGCTCAAGCGCCAGTTCAGCCTGCATCTTCTCACGCTTCAACGCTATCTCAGCCTGCAATTTGGCCTGCTCTATCCCAGCACCGCCAGCCTGCTGTTTAGCCGCCTGCGAAGCCTGAGCCTTCTGAGCGATTTGCGCATCTATTTGCTCACCAGAAGAGAAAAACTGGTCGGTGTCCTTGAAGCCAGCCATCTCGCTAATGCGCTTTAACGTGTTTACATATTGGCTGGGGCTGACGATTGGATTAACAACGCCGTATTGCTGTATGATTTGCTCTTGCTTCGCCGCAACCTGACCAAGCATAGCCATCTTTTCATCTTCGCGGCCATTACCAAGGCCAACCTCAATGCTCAAATCAAAGCCATTCGCCCAAGCACGAGGATCAATGCTTACAAACTCACCACGAATACGCACAACACGCTCGCTGTCCTGATGCTTTTGCAGCAAATGTAAAACACCTTTTGCTAAATCACGGCATCCCGTTTCAGCAAAAACCCTAGCAATCATTTCAATCTTAAGCTGCGCACCTTGGATAGTCGCATTGACAGCACTCGCAGTCGTGCTTTGTAGCGTACTCGGATCGAGGCCCATCGAAGCTTTAGAAAAACCCGTGCGCTGATCACGAATCTGATCCACATACTCCAGCATTGCAAACGCAGAGTTCCCGATTTGCGGGACAGCAAGAGGTTGCACCATTCCCGGCGCACGCATTCTAACAATGCCACCCGGACGCGACGAAAGTAAGTCATCAAGATTAACCTGCCCCTCAACTGCGCCAACCCTGCTGTTATTCGTCAGGTAAAGATTGTCTAACATCTGGCGCATGATGCTCGACTTAATGACCTGCAAATCCATCACCATCTCGGCAACGCTTCGCCCAACCATTCGGTGCGGCATTAAGATGGGCGACAGCAAAGCAAATGGCACATGGTCAAACGGCTCGTTCTCAAGCACCTCAACGCCATCACCCAAAGCCACCACACGGCGCAACTCAGGTATATTATCCCCATCATAATCCGCACGAATGTAAGCCTCAGTGACCAACACCTCGCGCATCGTGGGGTCTGCACTCTCAAAGTCATCGCCAGACTCAAGTTCTTCAAACCGCGCCTGACGCTCGGCCTCGTCGTCTAAATCATCATAGCCCGCATATCGCAGCACAATGTCAGGGTCATAACCCTGCTCAATTAAATCGCCAGCGCGAACTTGCGTCCTGTGAGCTATAAACGAACAATCTTCGAGAGCAGTTGCGCGGCGAGAGAAGATCAATTCTTCTGGCGGTACGTTGTCAATCTTAACAGAGCCAGACTTCTTGATGCGCTTTACCTCTACAGAAAAGCGGCGATCCATAGGCAGTTCACTGCCATCAGGGCCAACCATGCCCATCTCCGTAACATCTTGCGAAACAATCTCTATCGCAGGGTCGGAAATAAGCAGCGTAAGCTCATCTTCGGTAAGGCTTTCATAGCTTTCGCTAACAGTAGTATCAGTCTCAGCCCAATGAAACTTCACACAGCCCTGCTTAAACAGCAAAGCATCCTTGAACCAGTTATGTATGACCCGAAAGCCGGGGTTGTCATGGTTAATCGCAAAGTTCACCAAGTCAGTCGCCTGCTCAGCAGCCTGCACATCCTCAGGGCCACGCGGTAAAAAACGCGCAAACTCAGGCGAAGATGCAAACATCTTCATCAAGCTTGGCATGATGTACTCAATCGTATCGCTGACCTCAGTGGCCACCACCTGGCTACGGTTCTCAACCTCATTGCCAAACGGATCACCAAGATAATAGCTTAATATATCGCTGCGCTCTTGGCTGAACTCTGAGTCATAATAATTGACAGCGCTCTGTATCTCATGCTGCAAAACACTGCGAAAGCGCATGTCATCCATATTAGCCATCTACTTACCTTTAGACTTCTTCTTGGGCTTCTTTTTGCCCTTGTGATAACCCGGCATTACGTTCTCCTTGATTTAGACTTCCAGCTAACGCGAGCTGGGCCTGTCTTCTTCTTGGCAGTCTTCTTCGCTGATGCTGACTTTGCTTTGCTCGCAGGGCGGCAAGCGGGATATGGGCGCGTCTTCTTGCCCTTGCCACTACGACCGCACTTCTTGCCCGTCTTTACATCCCGCCAATCCTCGGCAAACCACTTGGTCAATCCACCAGAATAAGACATTACGCATACTTCCCGCCGCGCTTCTTATACTCACGCACCAGCCAAGCATTCGCATATGCCGAAGGGTAAACCTTGAATTTCTTCTTAGCCTCGCTCTTGACGCGAGAATAAAGCTTGGGGTCTTTCGGCTTAGGCTCAGTCTTGCGATTAGCCATCAGAGCTATACTTTCCCGTAGCCGTGCCAGCTTTCTTGCGCTTGTAAGACTTCTTAGGCTTGGCTTTCGGTTTTACCTCAGACTCAACCTCAGGCTTCTTGCCCGGGTTAGGGTTAGAATAACGCTTTACATACATCATAGCTTAACAATCCCACGCTTTGCGCGACCAGTAATTAGCCGACAGTTTGCTTGATTTGCCCTTAATTCCACCAGAGCGAGCGCAATAGCTCTTCTTTCTGGCAGGGTTGTTCTTCTTGATAGACATGTCTTTGTCACCAAAGTTGATCTTCTTGACCTCGTTGCCCTCAACAGCCAAAACCTCAAACTTCTTAGGCCCACCACGGCGAGGCGTATTAATGCGCTTAAAGTTGTGCCGCTTCTTAGCAGCAGCTATCTTCTCAGCTCTCGTCATAGCCATTAGGTTGGCTCTCCCCACTCAACGCATTTCATGTCAGCAATATGAGCATTGGGAAAACGCTGGGCGATGTAAGCAACGCCGTATTGCCGCATGTCAAACTCGCAAGTCTCCCGGCTCGGCATAATAGGACCACCCACAGCGTGACAGGCCTGCGAAGCGCATACCAAGATCACTGCTGTCCACATCACACTATCCAGCTATTATTCCCATAGTCTAACTCACCGCTATACCCGTAAGACGAAACCGAACCAGCAGCACGAACCGCCTGTGTGCCAAAGGTCAGCACAAAAGCATCAGCCAAGTCTGGCGAGCGTAAACCACGCTTCTTCATCTCGTCCTTACCCTCAGCTTTAAACTTGCCAGACGACAAAATCTTAAACCTCAGGCTACACAATTCCTGCAAAAGCTCCTCATGGTCAGGCATCTGGCAATCCCTAGCCTCAAACCACTCACGACACTTAAACCAAAGCTCGTCACGCAAACGCTGATAACGATTGCCCAAAGCAGGACTTTCAGCAACATTCACACCACGAGCAGGCATCCCAAGCTCACGCAAACGATCAACAACACCAGCACCAACGCCAATGCTGTCAACGCAAATCTCGCTGGGCCTGTCCATAAACGGCGTGGTTTCCCACTCAGCAAGAATTAAACCAACAGTCTCCATCAGGTCTTTGCCCTGCCAAGCCTTGATAGGCTCAGTCAACACATTGCCCTGACGCTTGGCCAAAGCCGTGCGATCCCCGCCAAACCTAGCCGGGTCTAAGCCCCAAATCGGAGCCACAGTCATAGCCTCAACATCACGCCCAACAGCAGACTCGACCAAATGGCGCGGTATCAGGCTGTCCTCAGAGGTCTCGGCAAACTCACCGCGTACCCGGACAGCAAATATCGCACTGTCCTCGCCATACTGATGGGCCATGTCCTCGATAAAGTCTTCGCTCACATAATCAGCATCAGCACAACTAACAGTCATCTTATGCCAGCGATGGGCATTCTTATGAAACGCCTCATAGAAATACCCAGAGTTTCGCGTAGGATTGCCCACCATCAGGATTTTACTCCCAGCAGTAGATAATGCACCCTGCGCAACCTCAAAGATAATGTCATCAACGCCAGAGCATTCATCAATGACAAACAAAAGCCTCTCATGGTGAAAACCCTGCAATGCCTCAGGGTTCTCCTTGCGGCTCACCCGCGCATGACAGGAGCTATCCACACCCTTAACACTGATCTTATCAGAGGTGATCTCAAGCTGGCCCTGCAAGCCCTTCGGCATCTGACGCGCCCACTTTTGTATTTCTGCCCATAACACTTGGCTCAACTGGTTGGCGCTGTTCGCCGTGCAAACAATACGACAAGGACGGGTAATCAAGTACCAAAGTATAACCCAACTCAACAATGCAGACTTGCCTACACCGTGGCCCGACTTGCAGGCAACACGAGGGCCGTCACGCACGGCCTCAAGCGCTTCACGCTGCCATCGCTGAGGCTCGGCACCAAGTACAGACTGCACGAAAAGCACAGGGTCATGGTGAAGGGCCAGCAAAAGATCAGCAGTAGATGGCGCTGGGGGAGATTTGGGGCGAGGCATCAGGTGTACTCGGCAGAAAAAAAGGCCCCACGAGGGGGCCAGTTGTGAGGGTGACACAGGGAGGGCGTGTCGGGAGGAGAATGACTAAACCAGACGGAGAAAGCCATTGTAATACGAATATAATATTCACGGTGACTGTGGTCAAACGAAATCTGCACGAGGGGGCGGCAGGGGGTGGCGAGGGGGAAATCGGGGGGGGTGGGGGGACGTTAAGGGGCGGCAGAAGGAAGGCGGGGGGGGGTGGGGGATGGTGTGGTGTATATACATATATATAGCCGCCCCCGCTCGCGCGACCCGGTGGGGGTCAATCAGCCTCGCCTGATAGGCGCAGCTCAATCCTGCTAGGCCTGCCCTTCTTGCCGCGCTTTGGCTTAGCTTCCTTATACTTAGGCGGTACAATCTCAGGCTTAGGCTTTGGCGCTGGCTCTGGTTCAGGTTCAGGCTCAGGTTCGGGTTCAGGCTCGGGTGCTAATACTTTGATTTTTTGCACATGGTTTCGCATTTGTGCAACTAGCGGATCAACTTCTTCAACAATTTCAGCATCTTGCACATCAATAGCAGTATCTTCATTAGATATTGCCCCCTCTTTGAGCTGCATCAGACTGCTTTGCTCTGCGATCCGCTTAGCAACTTCACCAAGCGCCAGCGCGAACTCTGAGCCGCCACCTACGTTTACCTCTTGCGGCAAGAATCGGGATAGCTTGCTTAGCGTTCCTGCGGCGTCCTGCTCGATCTGGTCAGCAAGAATAGAATGAATAGGCTTGCCTTTCGTTTCGAGCTTATCAAATGCCCGGTAAAGCTCTTGCCGCAGCTTCGCAACAACCTG